CAGTACCAGTTTATCATGGCACTAGTGTATTGGCTGGTGTAAAGAGAATTAAAGATTTAGGTTACATTAAAGAGTATAGGTGGGCGTTCAACATTGATGATGTGTTGTACGGTATTGGTCACAATGGTCCTGCAGTACTAGGTATTCCATGGCACGATGACATGTACTATCCAGATGATAAGGGCTTTATTAGACCTACTGGTGATGTAGTTGGTGGTCATGCTATTTTAGCAAGAGCAGTTAACGTTAAGAAGGGTTATGTTACTCTAAGAAACTCATGGGGTAAAGAGTGGGGCAAGGATGGTGACTGCTATATTACATTTGAAGATTTAGAAAAATTACTTAAGGATAGAGGTGAGGCTTGTTTCCTTATGAGAAGAAAGTCAAAAGTATCATGAGTGAAGAAAACAAAGAGACGGTTGTAGAGTGTAAGCACGGATTTGTTCAAGACAGTATTATGTCGAGGCTTAGGCAAGAAAGTACTTGGCGTGGTATTATTACTGTTGCTACTTTACTTGGTTGGAGATTGGCTCCGGATCAAGCTGAGTCTATCATAACGGCTGGTGCTTCATTGGTAAGTACAATCAATATTCTTAAAAAGGACTAATGGAAGATACTGGGCATTGGCGTAATACCCTTATTAAAGAGGGCATTGATGGTGTACCTTTTGGGTTTATTTACCTTATAACTAATAATACTAATAATAAGAAGTATATTGGTAAAAAGCAGTGTCTAACCACTAAAAAAAGAGCNCCCTTAAAGGGNAAGAANAATAANAGACATAGTATTGTNGANACTGACTGGAANACNTACACTTCTTCCTCNAGNCAGTTAAATGAGGATATAATATCGATTGGAAAAGATAATTTTACCTTNGANATNNTAATGTTTTGNGATTCAAAGTGGCAGTTGGCTTACGAGGAGACNAAAATNCAGTTTGAGAAGGAGGTATTATTAAGAGGTGATTATTATAATGGCATAATAAATTGCCGACTTGGTAAAAGAAAACAATAAGGAACGTTCATATAATATGGATGTGAGTACGAGTGTAGAATTGGCAAAAGAAAATAGACAGCTTTATGATCAGAAGCGTGATATAGTGTTTGTTAATCTTAATAGCTATCTTACTGACTCGTTTAACGACTACATTATGTATATAACTGAAAACGAGCTTAAGTTGACACGTAAAGAAAAGAATAAGCTCGGAGTTCACTTTATTATTAAGCAGCTGCTTAATGCTGTTAACTCTACAAAAACAAAAAAGTGGTTTTATTATAGAGTGTGTGAGGGTTCAGAGGAAACTAAGCTTGTAAAGAGGATATTTGGATCTTTACCTACTAATATAATGTATGACGAGTGTGAGTGGTGTGAGTTCATACAGGAACTTGACTATAATGTATATAAGAAAAAGGATGGTGCCAGTGTATCCTTTCAGAAGTTTAGACAATTTTTGAAACGGTATGAATTACAACAACTTGAAAAAGAGTTTTTGGGAGATATAAATGTAAAACTCTCACTACTTCCATAAATATATACATGAGTGAAAAGTTTCTCGAGCAGGTAGAGTCGTTAATGCCGGATGACGCATTAGATAATATTATTGAAGGTAAGCGTGCCCTACAACGCTTTCTATCTAATAAAGGTGTTAAGAATGTTGCTGTTAAGCAGTTCAGAGATGAAATGACATTTACCCTAGATGATGGCTCGCAAGTAGTTGTTGAGGTAAAGGATTTTAAGAAAGTTGATGCACATGAGGATCAAGAAATGACTATTGATCAAACAGCAAAGACTTTAGGATCAGTCCTATCCATTCCGGATGGAGGTCTTAAGGGTAATCTATCACCAACAAGCCGAAGGGTAAAGAAGATTAAAAAGGACATGCTTAAGAAGGTTGAAACCGCAGCCAAAAAGATTAATTTGTAATATAATGAAAACACTAAACCTAATAGAGAAGTATAAGACTTTAATCGAGCAGGATATTGTAGGTGAGGAGCCTATTGATGCGACTGATGTAACGGAGCAGCCGGCTTCAGTTGCACCACTTACTACTGAAGGTGAGAAGTATTTAGTTGACTTGCTTGTTAAGGCATTTTTACATGTACCTGACGAGAGTGAAGGAAAGATTGTTAAGGAGCTTCAGGCTACATTGCTTGATGAAAATCCTAAAGATGTTGCTGAGTCAATTGAGAGTATGCTTGAGTTAAGTGTTAATGATACTAAAAAGATGCTTAATCTTACAACAGATATTAACTAATATGAACTACGGTAAAAAGTCATTAGAGAATCTATATAGCGGTATTGCAGGTAAGCCTATTGCTCAGAGAAAACATTTGAGTGTATTTGGTGAGGCTCCTGATCAGCAGCAATTATTTAGACAGTTAACAGGTGGAAAGAATAAGGGTGCTGAGGTTACTATACCGACAAAAGATCAAGCTGTAGGTAAGTATGATGTTGAGGATACTAAAAAAATATCCTTAACGGATGAGGATATAGAGAATTTTAAGACACTCAATAGTGAAGATCAATTAAGAGTTAAGAAGTATATAGAGAGTACTGCGTTTAGAGGTCTTATACAGAACTCTATTAAGGGTTCAGATGATGAGGTAGAGGAGGCATTCAGACTTTTAATGAGTTCACACTTACCTGCAGATAGTATACATAGTGTAATACAAGATATCAATACTGGTAGAGCTGTTAATACAAAACTTCTCTCTACAGTGGGTAATTATACCCCCGGACAGATATTTAGTAGTGATGATGCGTGGGAGGTTTATAAAATTCTTATGCCAATTGGCGTTGGTAAGCTGCAACAAGGACCAGGTGAGGTTGCGTTTGCTATGATGTCTCCTGATGTAGACGAGTCAGTAAAAGGAGACATAAGCATTAACGGTGAGTTATTTGAGTTAAAGGTAAATGGCGGTCGAATAAGTGATAAAGCAGGTCCGGATGCTGAAAGTATAAAGAGCATAATGAGTAAGTATTTTGATGAAAATATTATGTCATATCTCAATCGATCGAAACAATCGTTATCACTAACTGAGTTTACTGAATGGAGTAACGGTATTAAAAGAGGTTCTGATCAAATTGACTTTGAAGGATGTGCACGTGAAATATTTTCCTCAATTTTAAGTCCAGAGTTCGCCCAACCACTAGCTAAGTTATTTGGTGAGTCACAGGTTGATCCCAAGAAGGCGGTAGAGCTATTTAAAAAGCAGAGCTTTAATTGGTATAAAAGTACAAAGACGGGTGGTGAAGGTCAGTGGAATAAGTTAATAGGTATAAACACTAAGCACTCTAAAGGTTCAATCGCAGTAATAGAAACCGGTGATCAGTTTGCTATGACACCGATGCAGGGATCTAATCCTGCAATCATAAGAACCAAGTCTGGTACTCGTGAAAATTATATAGAATTTAAACCTATTAAGTAAACATGAATAACTTTAAACAATATTATGAGGCGTATAGTCTCCTAGAAGAAAAGGCAGCAAACACTCACCTTACTCACTTGGAAGAGTTAGTTCTCACGAAGGGTAAGGATGGTTATGCAACAGCTAGAGGATTTCTGACTGACTTATTGTCACATTTACAAGGTAAGAGTAAAAGAAAGATTGGTACTACTGTTAAATGGGATGGTGCACCAGCAATCTTCTGCGGTATTCACCCTGAGACTAAAAGATTCTTTGTAGGTACTAAATCAATCTTTAATAGAGAGCCAAAAATTAACTATGATGATCAAGATGTTGAGATCAATCACGGGCATGCTCCTGGTTTAGCTGATAAGCTTAAAAAAGCACTTAAGCACCTTCCAAAGCTTGGTATTAGAAACATTATGCAGGGTGACTTTATGTTCGATTCATCAACAATCCAGAAAGAGGAGATTGATGGTGTTCCGCATTACACCTTTATGCCTAACACCATTAAGTATGCTGTTGAAGTTGACAGTAAGCTTGGTAAGGAGCTGGCAAACTCAGTCTTTGGTATTATTTTTCACACTGAATATAGTGATCTAAATAGTAGTGCATCATTTGGTGCTAAAGTTAATAATCTTAAAAAGGCACCTGGTGTATGGTTCGATGATGCATTCTTTAAGGATGATACTGGTATCGTTACATTAGCTACTGACGAAGCAAAGCAAGTTAAAGATTATATTAAGACAGCTGACTCAATTAAAGTTAACTACAAAAATATTCCTTCTGATCTTCTTAACATCTATATTAACACAGAGATTCGTGAAGGTAAGTTCCTTGAGAATCCGGAAGAGTCTTACAACAACCTTATCACATGGTTTAAGTCTAGAATGGCTAAAGAGATTGACAAGAGAAAGAGTAAGAGAGGTAAGCAGAGTATTGAGGAGAGCTTCAAGATGAAGTTAGCTAACATTGAAAAGGAACAAGGCAATATTATCAACCTGTTTAAGGTTTCAAGACTACTTTCACAAGCAAAGCAGATGTTTATTAACAAATATAACTCAGCTGTTTATACAACAAAGCACTTTGTTGATAATGGTGATGGTACACTTAAGGTAACAGCACCTGAGGGCTATGTAGCCGTTTCAAGAGACGGTGGTGCAGTTAAATTAGTAGATAGACTCGAGTTTAGTAGAGCTAACTTTGCAAAAGATAAGCCAGGATCATGATTACATTTAAGGAATATTTTGAAGGTGAGGAAACTCACGAAACAGTAGCCCTACTACCTGGTGGATATAAACCACCTACCAAAGGACACTTTAATGCATTTAAATATATACTTCAGGATGCAGATAAGGGTGTAGTTCTTATTGGTAACAAGGACAGAGATGGTATTACTGCTGATCAGGCAAGAGACATTTGGGAAGTTTACGCCAAGTATCTAGGTAAGCCTATTGAAGTAGCTATTGCAGGTGTTACACCAGTTAGATCAGTATATGAATTTGCTGATGCAAACAAGGATGTTAAGATTATTGTTGGTGCTGGTGATAAGGATGAAGATGTAAAGCGTTATTCATACTTTGAAAAAAATATTGAAAAGTATCCATTAGTTCAGGTAGTTAAAATACCAATGCAGTCAGAAGGTATATCAGGTACACAAACACGTGCTATGATTGCTGATGATATTGATACAGCTGTCGATCACTTTACACCGGAAGAAATTAACCAGACTGATAAAGATATTATAAAATCTATATTAGGAGTATAAATAACTATATGAGAAATAATCCTAAACTAGATCTTATTGCAGAAGCCTACATGGATAGTGTAGCTCCGCAAGCAGTGGTTGTTGATGTACAGTCACAAGAAGGTGGATGTGTAGATGCTGCTCAAGGTTGTCATTGTGGTGGTTGCCCTGAATGCTCTAACGTAGAGAGTGGGCAACGAGAAGAGCATGACCCTACTGAGATTAAGATGGCCCTTGCAGAGCTTAGGAAAGCTAAAGAGTACGCTGGTAAATTAGAGGAGATGTTACAATCAGCTCACGGTCTTGAGGGTTGGACAGCAGCGAAGATTACTAAAGCGTCTGATTACCTCTCATCTGTTTATCATTGGTTGGAGTTTGAGACAGAAGCTGGTGATTGTCATGACAGTCAATTTAATATGGGTTATGAAGATGGTGAAATTAATCAGTTTGAGGATGGTGAATGACCAAACAAAAAATAAATAGCAGTTTGCTATATGAAAAAATTTAAACAATATTTTGAAGAAAAGACTGTATTAGGTCTCATTGAGTTTTTCCACATTGATGGTGTGGGTAAAGTTGCAGCTAAACTTGACTCGGGTAATGGAGCTTTTAACGTACTCCATGGAGAGGATATTCAACTACAAGGTGATAAGGTGTTCTTCAGGACTGTAAATGGTAGAACGCTTATCAAGGATAAGAAGGATACAATTACAATCAACGTTGGTGCTGGTAATACAGAGGATAGACCAGTTGTTGAGTTTGATATGAGGGTAGGTGATAGAGAGTTTAAGGGAGTACCCTTTTCAATAGGTAACAGGTCATCAAATATCTTTAAGATACTAGTAGGTAAAGAGTTTATTGAGCAAGAGCTTGATGCTCTTATTGATGTTGGTCAAGAAAACATCGCCGGTTCTAATGTTGAAGCAGAGCTCTGATACCAATTAGGTGTCTGACGACTAGTCCAGGTAGCAAACTTTTTATCGTAAATGATAAATTGCTTATATTGCTCTACTGTTGACATATTATCAAAACCTGATACACTTCTACACTTACTCTCGGGTTGAATGGCTACTGCATAATCAGTTAGACCTTTTTTAGTAGTAATAATATTATGTGTATTATCCTTACACCACTGAATAAAGGTCTTTGTAAAGTGTTCATTTGAATCAGGCCACCTATACATCCGTTCAGTAAACATTTCTAGTGTATGATCCACTAACCACGTAAAGTTATCTACAGTCTCGCGGCACCAAATAGAGCAAGGATGATTGAAGTAACCTTTACCTCGTCTCCTTGCTCTACCCGTAGATGTTCTTGGTGTTGATGGATGATCAAGTAGCTCTTGTGTAAAACAATGAGCTAACATGATCGCTCCCTCTATTTGCATTTTTGATCTTACATGCTGGTCACATAGATTATGAGCAGACTTAATAGGACAATCGTCGGTAACAAATATATTCATACCCAATTGTATGAGTGTTCCTAATATGGATCTTCAATACTAATCTCTCCAATGAGAGTATCCATCTTTGGACTAGGCCAACTACCATTGCAGTAATACAGTCTGTATTTATCGTGTTTAGATTCATTTAGGTAAATTTTACCTGAATCTAAAACCTCTTTAAGAGCTTCAATATGTTGAAGATTGCTATATTTTAATGTTTTCATAACTTAGCTACTATGTCTATCGTACATATCTACAAACTTATAAAATTCATTACGAGTCTTATCATCCGCCATAAAATCACCGGTAAGCTTACTAGTAATCATTGCACATCCGTGATGTTTAACACCTCTATTACATGCACAGCTATGCTGAGCTCTTATAACAACAGCCACACCCCTGTTACCCTCACAAATTTTATCAATTGCTTGTGTAATTTGAGTTGTCATACCCTCTTGGATTTGTGGACGTCTTGCATAATAATCAACAATACGATTAAGCTTTGATAATCCAACAACCTTACCATCCTCAGATGGAATATATGCTACGTGAGCTACACCTGTAAATGCCATATGGTGATGAGAGCACAAGCTAACAACAGGAATTCCTGTCTGAGCTACAATACCATCATAACCATCACTAGGGAATGCTGTTACCTTAGGTGGTAAATTATAACATCCGGATGCAATATCATTAACAAATGCTTTTGCTACACGCATAGGTGTATTATCGGAGTTAGGATCATTACGCCAATCAAAGCCTAACGCGTCTAAATATTTCTCGTATGCTGCAGCTGCATTATTAATAATGTTCTGCTTTTCTTCTTCTGTCTTAGGATGGCTACTACTAGCAGTAGGTAGTTTAGTGGATGTACCACGTTCTACGTGGGTGTCTTTGTTTTGATTTTCCATATATACATATAATAACCTATAAAATGGTTATATCAAGACTAAATAATGAAGTATATGAAAAGATTGTCTCAACGAGAGTTAATAGAAGAGGGTTTTGCTGATCTTGCGATGGCCGCGGCAAAGGGCGCAGCAAAGTATATAGCTCCAACTGCATATGGAGCTATTAAGACTGTAAAAGATACAATACAAAACTCTTTTGGCGGTCCAAAAAAATATATTGAGAGTTGGAAGAGTACGTTTTCTAATGTAATATCAGATATACAAGGTATAAATGTTGTAAATAAAGGTAAAAGAGGTGCACCTCTTTGGAAGGTTAGTTTTCAGATGGAGCTAAGGGATCCTTTTACACATGATCCTGTTGATACATGGATACCTGTAAATGGTTTAGTTATTAAGGAGACGGGTGATAAACAGGGTAACAAACAATTTAGTTTGATTAGTGATAGTAAAGATATAGATGTAATAATGATGGATCTAATCAAAAATAACAAGGACATGGAGGAGGCACTAAAGGATTTTGATAAAAAGGTGTTAGCTAGATTATCACAAGAGGGTGACGTCAATAATAGTACAGAAGATAAAAGTACAGAAGATAAGCCTCAACCCACTCCACCGCCTTTACCAGAAAAACCAAAAGAATCTCCTAAACAAAGGATAGTAGGTAAAAGTCGTTCTGGCTCAAACAGAAAACAGAGGTCAGAAAATGAAGAGGTAAATTTAAATCAAAAAAGTTTGCTGAAACACTTGCAATCGATGTCTCGCTAGAATAAATGGACTATAGGGACGGGAGAGAAAGACCTAAATACTGATCTCTATAGGTCTGGGTTTTATAATATTATTTAAAGTTATAATTTTACAGTTGATTAAAGTACTTTTGTGGTTATAATGATTACATGAGTAAATATCAATCTACAAAGGTGGTCGAATTAGGCTCGTGTGCTTTTAGACAGTGGCGAGCAACACATAGTCATTGTCAATACTTACACGGCTATCAACTTAAAGCTAAATTATGGTTTGGTTGCAATGAACTAGATGAGAGAAACTGGTGTGTAGACTTCGGAGGTCTTAAAGAACTAAAAGATCATCTAAAAGATACATTTGATCACACAACTACCGTAGCGTATGATGATCCAGAGCTAGCGACATTTAAAGAGCTTAATGAAAAAGGACTTATACAATTAAGAGTATTTGCAAAGGGTGTAGGTATTGAAAGAGTTGCGGAGGAAGTTTATAACTTAGCAAATGACTTTATAAAGTATCATACAAAGGATAGGTGTTGGGTAGAAAAGGTTGAAGTATTTGAACATGAAGATAACTCTGCCACCTTTAGTAACTGCATTGATGAATTTAGTGTAATGGTTAACGACACTCAAACAGAAGCTGAACCGTCAATTGAAGAGTTATCAACAGCTACCCAAGCACTTGAGCAAGTACAGGTAAATACATCTAAACCTAAGGTGGTAAAGGCTGAAGATGTACCTAAAAAGAAGCCTTCTAAAGGTCTGCCCGACTTACCGGGTAATAGTACTAAAACAAAAGGTAATTGGTTTAAAGGTACAACGTGGGGCTAGGTATCCAACATCTTACATATGTGACGTAAGATCTTTGATCTTGCAATTTCACTATTACCAAATTCGAATGCGAAGATATTATTGTCTTCGCATTCTTGGTTATCGAACCTCTCTAAAACCTCATCAAAGCCAGACTTATTAATGTCAGATTGATTACCATCACCACAAATAATATATTTACTATCTCTACCAAATCTAGTTAGAATCGTAGTTAACTCACCCTTTGTAAGATTTTGAGCTTCATCAACAATAACGATAGATTTATTAAATGTAAGGCCTCTTACAAAGTTTACAGGTATAGCCTCAATAATCCCTTTATGCATAAGCATCTGCGACGTCGACACGCTGGTAATTTCTCTAACCTTTTCAATAAGTGGTGCTGCATAAGGTGAGAACTTATCATCTACTTCACCTGGTAGAGCTCCTAATGATTTTTCAGCTGATTCGGCTACTGATCTAATATAAATAAGCTTTTCAACCACCTCATCACGTATCTGTTCTAGAGCAGTATAGACAGCAATATACGTCTTCATAGAACCGGCTGGTCCATCAACGAATACCATATTCGTATCCTTATCTCTACACTTAAAATAGAATTCTTTCTGTAATTTATTAAAATAGAATGGCTTTCGAATATTAAAATTCAGTAACCAGTTGTTATTAAATGACTCTTCAAGATCAATATCATCAATCTCCCGACGCTTACGCGAAGTTTTTTTACTCATTAACAGTATTTATGTTGATATATAAAAATTGCATGTTATAATATTAAATATGATAGATTGTGATAAAGAGTATCTACTAATGGCAGGTGAGAATGGTGTACCAGAGTTATTTTATACCGTTGAAGGTGAAGGTGAATATGTAGGTCAACCTTCTGTCTTTCTTAGGTTGTTCGGATGTAACCTAACGTGTAAAGGTTTTATATCAGAAGATGCACCTCATGGATGTGATTCGTTTATATCATGGTCTAAGAAGAATAAGGTATCGTTTAATGGTATGTTTAAGTTACTTGAGGATGGAAATTGTATTGAGCACTTACGTGAAGGTGCTATTTTTAAGTATACCGGTGGTGAACCGATGGTAAGACAGAAGCAGTTAATGAAGTTTACTGATGCATTTATTGAGAAGTATGACTTTTTGCCTCGTATTGATTTTGAGACTAATGCTACAATGCAACCTGAAGAAGATTGGGTAACTAAGTACAAGGCTACATTCACTACCTCACCAAAGCTAACTACTAATGGTGATCCTGAAGAGAAGACTTATAAACCTGAAGTACTAAAGTGGCATAAAGATCATAACTCTGGGTTTAAATTTGTTATAACGCAATCAGAAGATATTGAAGAGATATGGCGTAAGTATATAAAAGATACTAACGGTATTAATATTCCTTTAAATCGTGTTTGGTTTATGCCCTGTGCAGGTTCCCGTGAAGAGCATATTAGAAATGCTGAGGCTGTAGCAGAATATGCTAAAGCAATGCATGTTAACTTCTCTCCTAGACTTCACCTACTACTTTGGGATATGGCATTACGCGTGTAGTTGAAGTATTTAAATACAAGTATAAATAAATAGACATGAGAATTGCAATATGTGGAGCAGCAAACACCGGTAAGACAACACTAGTACAGGGGTTTCTTAAGAAATGGAAAACATACAGTACGCCGAAAAATACATATAGGGATCTTATTAAAGAGGGTGCATTAGACCACTCTACCAGTACAACGACAGAAAATCAAACCAAAATACTTGCAAGTTTAATTAAGCAGCAAGAGCAGTTTAAGAGGTTAGATGAAAAGATTATACATGATAGATGTACATTAGATGCCTTAGCTTATACTATGTGGTGCTACGGTAAGAATAAAGATGGTTTTGATACTACATATGTAGAGACACAAATTGAACAAGTTAAAGAGTCAATGAGATCCTTAGATATTATATTTTTAGCTAAGTTTGACAAGTCACAAGTACCAGAAGATAACGGAGTTCGTGAAACTGACGTAGAATATATTACAGAAATAGATAATATATATGAATCTTTATATCAGCAATATAAACAAAATGCCGCGGCCGATGTATTCTTTCCAAAAGATGATACACCACTTATATTACCACTACCACATAACGAGCAAGCGCGTATTAGTATGATTGCTGATTATATAACACCTGAGGGTGAGATGTATGGTGAAGAAAACTCTATACTTAACCCTGAAAATATCGGAGAGCTTGAACATCTAGTACAGCAACAGCAACTGGAGCGTGAGGCAGAAGAAGCTGAAAAAAAGCTACTCGAAAAGGTTAATAAAGAGTTAAATTTATAAGTTCTTATATAACAGGACGTTGTTATTACCAGGTGCAGCTGCAGCTATGTATGTGCCATCTATACTTAGATCAACAGGGCCAAGTTGGCTCTGTTTTGATTTAGTTATAAGTTCCGTTTTATTAACAAATGGGTAATTAAATACACATATTCGACCCGTGCCTTCGTCAGTTGTAGTTAATCTTTCCCCGACAGCAACCCTCGTACCGTCTGCGCTTATAGATACTTGATCTATACCGCCTTTACTGCCGTTTGCCGGTGTGTATATACCTACTTCACTCCAGCTACTACCATTCCAACTATAAGCTCGAGCGGTACCGTCTCCATTGTTCTCTTTAGAGGATGCTATAATCATTTTATCCCCTGTACTATTAATACACACATCAGACCCGTAGCCACTTCCCACGCTACCAGTTTGTCTAAATACTTCTTCCCATCTATTATTATCTTCTGACCATTTAAAAGCACATACACTCCCATCACCGGTTCCACCGCCTATAATAATCATATTATTGCTTATACATACAGCGCTTCCAAAGCCATAACCGACGTTAGAGTTGTTTATACTACCGTAAATCTGCTTATCGTATTCTATATCTACGAGGTTATTAAGATCACCGGTTAGAGCAGAGACATAACTCTTGTTTTCCTCTATTATACCATCAATCAACCTACCAGTTGCAACACTATATTTACCGACAGAACCGTAAGAACGTGTATCCGTCGGACGGCTACCTACGGCAATGTATTCCTCGTTACCATCTAAATATACAGATGTTCCAAACCGGTTACCATATTTGAGCTCTTTTGTGAAATTAAACATGTCACCTGACCTCGTATAAATAGACGCTCTATTTGAACCGGCCATTCCGATCACCAATTTATTTTTTCTCATCGATATATCAGTGATAGGGCTACCGACCTCAATAAATCCTACCTCAACCAGACTCGAACTGTCTGATACCTTAAATAAACTAACCTCATATGGACTCTCACGTGTAGCTACAGCTGCAATTAGATCTCCTATATCGGTAATAGCTATACTATTTCGCCAGTTCAGTTTACCAGCAGTTTTATTAACACCCTTCGCAAGAGGATATAAATCAATATCACGTACAGGATCTGACGGTCCTACGTTAGCCGTTATATTATTAACGCCGGTTATATTATTATATGTACCACTACCTGTCGAACCACCACTTGACGATAGAGTAGCTATCGAGCCATTTGCATTAATTTGCGTAACAGTAACTGTTACATCATTTGCCGGTGAGCTACCACCTAAATTATCACCACTAATAGTAATTTTATCACCGGAACTATAACCCGTTCCGCCTGTACTAGCGGCTACCGTATAATCTCCATTAGCCGCTGTTATATCAAAAGCAGATCCGGATCCACTACTACCGGAGTCGTTTGCTACTACTTCTTCTCCAAATATAGAATATAATCTTATTTCAAAAATATCCGAATTTACAACATTACTATTTAATATTAAATTACCGGTAGTATCTGCTGTATGATTATAACTTATAGTTATTGTACCGTTAGATTTATTAACATTATAGCTAAAATCTAATATATCTAACAACTGCTCATTATCTAAATCACCATTAACCACTAGACTACTAAATAAAGCCTCTTCTACCCTAACAATATCAACAATATAATCCTCTTTACTATTTAACTCCACCCCGCTAATGGTAACAGTTATACTATCAACAGCCTTACCTAAGGCTTTAGGTGTAGGTGTTAGTATAATTTGGTTATTAACTACCTCAACATATACACCTAAGGACTGTGGATTAAGATCACCTGACTTCCAGTCTCTTTCTGGGGCTAGCTCCGTAACATTAAGGTAGTTTTCTGAAGTACGGGTTTCGTTAATTACATACTTATCTGTCGATCTAAATACACTAGTTAACTCACCTACCTTTATCTCTTCAACAATACTCAAACTCTCAATAACGCCTAAACCATCTGGATTTACAACACTATAAACATCATCGATCATTGTCTGATACGCACTAGCAGATAGTAAGAGAGACGTTACACTATTTAACTGCGTAATCTCGTCGTTTAAATATTGCTTAATATTATTAGATGTGTTCAATATACTACCACCATTTGACATCATACTACAAAGCTGATTTGTAGCGGTAGTATGATATAAGAACTCTTCTTCAAATAAAGCATTCTCAATATTCAGATTAAAATCTTCAAAAGTAATAGTCTTTGTTCCTTCTGTAACAGACTCAATAACAAACCTATCCGATAAATCTACATTAATAACTTCCGGTAGGTTTTTTATAAAGGAAATACGTGATACTTCATCTTCACATGACATATACTTATTTATGCAGGTACACTTACTTCATCAAGTAATTTAGTTAAATTACTAGATAACGCAGCAATTTCAGATACTTTTTCTGATGTAAAGGTATCAAGATCATCAAGTATATTATCAAGTGCAGACGATAAACCAATTATATCTGTCGTCTGCTTATTAAACTCCTCTTCAAAAGCCATTTGTTCTATATCAAAAATAATATTATCAAAACAAACAGTATTAACACCTAATGTACCATCAATAATAAAAAAATCTAATGGTTCAATATTATATGTTTCGGGTAACTGGTTTATATTACCTAATTTAGTACGTGATTTACAGGGCATAACTTTAGAGTATTGAGCTATAACGCTCTTTTAGGGTTACATACGTATTACTAAGACTTTCAACAATCGAAGAGAGTTGTGTCTGCAGAGAATTAATATATACAAGTCCTTCACCAGCTTCACGCTGAAAATCGTCGTACTTTTGAGTAAAATTCTTTTCCGCAGCCTTGTTTACTATTTCAGTTATATCTGTAGAGTGCTTTCTAAAAATATCACTAAAGGTTGTTTGCTCTATATCAAAAATAAAATTTTTATAATCTACAACATATGGACCATCTAGAGTATCAATAATAAATTTATCACCTACGTTTAAGTTAACTACACTCGGTAACTCTTGAGTATTATATACTAACTTATTTTGTCCAACGCATGGCATATAGTTATTTATGTTGCAATTGCAAATTTACAGCTATAATTATAGTATATATGAATGATCAAATAGGCATATGTATATCAACATGTGATAGACCTGAATATCTCAAAAAATGTATCAACTCTCTAAAAGGTGTGGATGCAGTGGTTTGTATATGTGATGATGGTCATAAAAAGGTTGATGATTTTATACCATCCAATATTAATATTCTAAGGACAAAGAAACCACGAAGTGGTGTGGCTATTAATAAAAATATGGGGTTTAGACATCTTTTAGATAAAGGATGTGATTATATCTTTATGATAGAAGATGATTGTATAATCAAGGATCATATATTGTTTTCAAAATATATAGAGGCGAGTAAAATAACTGGTATACAACACTTTAACTTTGGCCCGGGTTCTCCATGGAATAGAAAACAAGATAATAAATCACTAAAGGGCGATTTATCTAAGAGGATGGATGCAAAGCAGGATGGTGAACCGGTACCACGTATGGTGATTGAGTATGATGAGTCTGGTGAGACAGTATTATGTCTTTATGAACACGTAGTAGGCATGTTATCCTTTTTTACGCGTAAAGGTCTAGAGGAGGTTGGACTATATGACGAAGATTTTTATAACGCGTGGGAGCATGTAGAGCATACGTATAGATTTATTCAAAAGGATATGACAACGCCTTTTTGGTGGTTTGCTGATATAAAGGATAGTGAAAAATATATTGAAGGTCAACAGGATGAAAAGGCTAATACAAGCTTAGCTAAAAATGAAAATGAGTTTAATAAGTTAGTACATGATGGTTTGAGGGTGTTTAGATCCAAGCATAACATCGTACCAGGTGAAATAAAATCTGCATCAAAAACGGAGGTAGTAAATAACATACAAAAAATTAAGCCATTATGAAGAATATAGATGTAGTTATTTTATCAAACACTGCTAATATGGAGTATTATAAAATGCTCAAGCAGTGTATTACGAGTATTAAGAGCAATACAGATGTTAATACTAATATTATTTTAGTTGAGACAAACAAAGAGTTAAAGGGTAAGGATCTTAAACTACCAATAGATACAATTTATATACCAGAAGAAGAAGAATTTAATTATAATAAGTTCCTAAATTATGGGCTACAGTTTTGCAAAAATGACTTTATATGTATAACTAATAATGATGTAATATATGAATCAAACACACTAAAAGTTTTAGTTGATAGTCTAGATAAATATGACTCAGTCAGTCCATGGGATAATAGAGACTCGTGGAAGTTTCATAAAGAGCGTAAAACATATGAAGGATATAGAACGACAATACATCTTACAGGTTGGTGTATTGTAACAACTAAAGAGACGCTTAAGAATATAGGGGGATCATTTGATGAGAGATTTGAATTTTGGTATCAGGATGATGATTATTCTAGATTATTACAACAAAATAATCTAACTCATGCTCTAATTGGTGATGTATCTGTATACCATCTCGGTCAGCAGAGTCATAAATTGTTTGAAGATGTAAATAAAAAGACTCAGGGTATGAGTGAAGTTTTTATAAGTAAATGGAAATCTTAAAAATAAAATAATTATTATTTTATACGAAAATAATGAAAATTAATATTATTGGTTGTGGTTTGTCAGGTGTTACAGCAGCAATTCTTCTCAAAGAGCAGGGCCACGATGTTGAGATATTCGAATCCCGGGAACATATAGGTGGTAATTGTTATGATGAGAAAATAGATGATGTTGTAGTTCATAAATATGGATTGCATTGTTTTCACACAAACGATAATGAGGTTTGGGATTTTTTAAACAGGTACACAAAATTTAATAATCATCAGTTACGTGCAAGAGCGAATACAAAACTTGGTCTAATATCTATACCATATAACAAAAAGACGGAAGAGCAAATTAGGCGCGATCTAAGTGAAGAAGAAATTCATGAATTAATTTTTAAAGACTACTCGGAGCGTCATTGGGGTATACCGTGGGATAATCTACCAAAGTCAATCTCCGGTCGAGTACCTACAAAACGTGATAGTTATGATGATAGATATTCTCTAGATAAATATCAAGGCATTCCTGTGAATGGATATACAGCAATGTTTAAAAATATGCTTGATGGTATTAAGGTCAATCTTGGTGTAAGTAAAGACGAGTACCGTAACCTTAAGGGTGATAAGATGGTGTATACAGGTAAGCCTGATGATTTTTTTAATTATGAATTTGGTAGACTAGAGTATAGATCACTAAAATTTAAACACAAAAAGGTACAGAGAACAGATTTGTTTTCTTTTGAAAGAGGTGCACAAATAAATGAATGTAATAATAAGCCTTACAATAGGACAGTAGACAATAGTGTCTTTTTAAATCAGCAGCTTCCACATACTATTTTGACAAGAGATTACCCGGAGGAGCATAACGATACAAATGATCCTATATATCCAAAGAGATTTGGTAGCAATATTGAAATATTTAATAAGTATAAAAAGGCCATCAAAGCTGACACTAATACTATTTTTCTTGGAAGATTAGCCACTTACAAATATCTAGATATGTGGATGGCTATTAAACAGGTAATGGTAAAATTAAAATGAAAAAGAAATCATGTATATTAACTGTAGCAAGGCAAGAATATGACTTTGCTCCAATATGGTATAATTATTATTCACAATTTTTTAGTAGTTGTGATATGTATTGTTTAATTAATGAAGAGGGTGATACAAGCTTTGAGGGGCTAGATATTAATGTTGAATATAGGGAGTCGGATTTATCGATTGGTTTGCACCAGTCCTTAGTAAACAACACAACTCAAAAAATTAAGCAGTTGTTTGAAGAGTATGAGTGGGTGGTTTTTACTGAAACAGATGAACTTATTGTACCTAATCCGAACATATATAAAAACTTTACTGATATTTTTAACTCGGAAACTAATCAAAGGTGTTGTGGTTATAATTTAATACAGCGTGAATCAGAAGAGGCCTTTGATAGTGAGAGGAGTATTTTAAGTCAGAGAGAATATTGGGTTAGAATGCCAATGTTTGATAAAACATTAATACTAAAACAACCGGTGACTTATGAGTTGGGATACCATCATTGTAAACCAGAAACACAAATTAATGAAAATATTGCACTCGTACATCTACACTATTTTGATAAGGATATAATGCTTAACAAATTAAGCAGAACGAGAAAATTTGACTGGGGTAGTGAAGCAAGTGCTAGTGGAATACAGAATAAGAGTGGGGACAGGGTTGCATTGAATAGGGTAAAGGAGTATAGGTTAAGGTGCAGTAAAATACCCTGTGAATTATATGTAGATAAACAAACAGGTGAATTTATAATATAGTTATGGGCAATAAAGCTAATGCAACAAACAAAGAAACCCTAAACAATACACTCCAAAAGATTTCTGTTATATTAAATAATAGTTCTGTTAAGGAATGGTTTATTAGTTATGGTACACTATTGGGTATTGTCCGCGACTTTTCCTGTATATCTCATGATGATGATATTGATATTTGTGTTTGTATGACACAATATGGTGCTGTAAAGCAGTTACTAGAAGATAATAGTTTTGAGATATGGAATAAAACATATCCTCATGATACAAGACTACATAACACGACATACATGATCAAAACCAAGCCTACAGAAGATATGGCTAGTATTGATTTTTATTTTTGTAGGGTTGATAACTCAGGGTCATATTTTGATATATGGGAGAATACAATGTGGCATAATTGCTTGGATAATGGTGGTAAGCTACCTACTAAAGAATGGAATGACACCACTCTCAATATACCTAATAATTTTGAACGAAAGCTTATTGCACGGTATGGTAAGTGGTGGGTACCAAGCAAAACAAAACATGGAGGACCTAGCCCAAATAATTTAATATAACTTATGGATAAAAAATACTGGACAGAATTTTATAAGAATAAAAATAATGTACATCAACTCAACACACCGAGTACGTTTGCTGTTTTTTGTAATGATAGCTTTTTTAAAGATAAAAACAGCATAGTTGATCTCGGCTGCGGCAGTGGTAGAGATTCAGTTTATTTTTCTAGTAAAGAAAAAAATGTGTATGCTATTGATCAGGCATTATATGGTCTTACACACTATGTTACACATATAGAGAATATAGACAACATAACCTTATTAGAAGAAGACTTTATTACATATGATTACACCGGTTTAGATAATATTGATGTTTTTTACTCGAGATTTACAATACACTCAATTACACAAGAAGAAGAAGATATTATTTTAACTAACATTTACAACAACTTACCTACGGGTGGTTTATTTGCCTGTGAGGTTAGAACAACAAAGGACCCTCTTTGTGGTGTAGGTGAACATATCTGCGATACAACTTATATGACTGATCATAAAAGAAGGTTCATCGACTCTTCCAGTTTTATTAATAAGTGTTTAGGTATGGGATTTAATTTAAAATACTTTACTGAAGAAGATAATTTATCTGTATATAAGGACGATAATCCTGTTTTAATGAGAGTAATTCTAGAAAAGTAGTTGAACCAATAACATTTGACACTATAATAATAGTATGATAATTGATCAACAAGTATATAATGGAGACTTTATTCACGAGCGGTTTGCGTATAAGGTATTTCGTAAGGAAGTAACACCGTATGGTAATATTGTGGCGTTTAGAGCTCCAATGGATGTTAGTGATAATTTAATTGATCTAGAGGATACCCTATCTAATGACTTTATTCACTCTGAAGATGCAATTAACTTCTGCTGGGAGATTCCAAATTTATGCCCTATCGGTGCAGTATCATTCCAGAGGTTATTCAATACTGCTGTAGGTAGAATTCTAAGTGATACAATTAAAAAGGATATCGTGATGGATGGAGACGATATTATGGTTGTAGATAGTTTTAAGGGTAGTGATGGTGAGGTAAGAGACGAGGGTAAGGTGAGTGTTTCAATTACTTATAGTAGAGAAAATGTAGCTCTCGGTCACACAGGTATTAACGTTAATGCAGGTAATAAGGCTCCAGGATTTGCTTATTCATCTAATTTAGATGATATTACTGTCGAATCCTTTATGAATAGTGTTATTACATATTTTAATGATGAAGTAAAGGATCAGTTTGTTGCTACGACAAAGATTATTGTATGAATTTCTTCCAAATTCAGAATAAACTCTTTTACTCAAAAAAAGATGATGCCGGCTTTCTAGATCAAGAGGGTGAGTCTGCGTTTGTTCCTTTTTTACTAAACAGATGGCTATCCTTCTATAGTAAAGACACCCCTCATTTTGTTAATGAGACACTAAACAAATATACAGGTCTGTTTGAAGATAAACAACAACTTTATAGATTATATTATAACCTAATACCTAGACTTAAGTTTAAGAGGGTTAAATATATTAAAAAAATAAAAAAGGAAAAAGAAGAAGATGCAGATTTGTTTATTATTGCTAAAAATAAAAACTTATCAGTAAGAGAGCTTAAACAGTATGTTGATTTTTACGGTGTACAAAATAAATAGGTTATATGCCAGCAAATATTGATCAGTTAGCACCTTCGCGTAGTTTAATTGACTTAACAAAACATAGTGATGGAAATTTTGGAATTGAAGGTCTAGAATTAACACAAATTTTTGATGATATTCTACTTGTTGAATATATTGACGAAACTGATGACGGTGAAGTTATAAGAAATGGTATTGTTGTACCTACAAATGCACTAAATAGTGCTTGGCGTAAAGCCAAGGTTATACTAGTCGGTCCAAACGTAAAATTTACTAAAAAGGGTGATATTGTGATATTTCCTAACAATCTTGGCGTTACAGTGTCAAATATTGACGTAGTTGGTAGGGGTAATATTAAGGGTGGTATATTTTTAAACGAAGATAGGGTATTTGGAATATGTAAGCCAAAGGATGAGAGTTAGCCGTACAGCACTTAACGGTATACTTTTAAATAACGTATGCGAAATTAGATTTGTGCGTCGGATTCCTAAACCTGGCTATCCCGCCACAAGACGTATGTTTTGTACTAAATCTCACTCTTTACTAGCATCAACAAACGGTAGAGTTACACTAAACTATAAACAACCTATAAAACCTCCTATTATTAATGAAGCGAAAGAGAATGTAGTCGTAGTGTGGGATATTTTATTGCAAGGTTATAGAAATGTAAGCATGGATCAGTGTGATTTAATTCAACAACTGCCAGCAAACGAAGAATTCTGGACGTACTTTAATGAAAATATATACCCTATGTCGGGTGAGCAAAAATTTAACTTTATGAATACATGAACACCTGTCTAGAACAAGTTGCAGAAAAATTTAAACCGTTTTTACTAAAAGAAATAGTAATAAAAACGGATAAAAAAATATTAAGAAAGGGTACTTTAAGAATCTTTCAACTAAAACAATATTTTATAAAGCTATTTATTGAAGTAGGTGATAAGACGAGGCAGTATGAAATACCATACCCTTTCGATATTCATGAGTCAAAAGACATGTTAACACTCAATTACCACCTCTCAACTATAATGAAAGATGAGGAGGTTATACTCCAGACAAAACTTCTCGACGTTACTGGAAAATCAAAGATATATAATAACTTAGTTTATATCTTGCCTTCTTAAACACATCGGTTATAATTAAGTTGTGGTATCAAACTTACTTAATAAATTTCCAGAAGGTTATAGTCCTAATAAACAGCAAGTTAAATTGCTGAAGAGCATAGATGAGGCTTTTGATAGTGGATATAAGTTTGTAGTTTGTAATGCACCAACAGGCTCAGGTAAGTCTTTTGTTTCGAAGACTGTCAGTAATACCGCAGAAGACTGTACTGATGAGTTCCGTGATGCAATTACATCATATGCTGCATATAGAAACGCAGATGAGAGTGAACATGTAGAACCGTTTGGTTGTACTGCTTTAACTATAACAAAAAGCCTGCAGGATCAATATAAGGAGTTATTTAAAGATACAGAAGTATTAAAAGGTAAATCAAATTATAAATGCGCAGTTGATGAAGATTTTACTGTAGATGTTGCGCCATGTCTACACTTACCAAGTCTTAAGACGGATTGCTGGGCTAAGCATAAATGCCCTTATTATGAGCAACGAAATAGAGCTCTTACATCACGGTTTAACGCTCTTAACTATAATATGTTTTTTGCTTTACCAGAACATCTAAAAAAGAGGCAGTTTATAATTTGTGATGAGGCTTCGGAATTAGAAGATCAGCTTGTAAAGGAATTTACATGTAAGATAGAATATAGCTTCTTACGTAAATGTAATATTAACGTTAGACCGTTTATATCTACACAATCCCATGAAAGGTGGCTTACTAATATATTGGTTGAAATAAACGACGCCGTAAAAGATTTAGAAGACGATATCAGTTCAAACAAAAAAGCTAAGCCTGTTGTTATAATGGCAATTAAAGGTAAGATGTTACAGCTGGTTAATCTGCAGAGAAAACTCGAGCTTATAATTGATACATGGATGGATAGTGAATACGTCCACGAAAAAGATATTACCGGTGTTACTTTTATGCCACTAAAGGTTAATAAACTTTCACATAGACTCTTTGACTACGCAGATAAGGTAATTTTAATGTCTGCTACAATTATTGACCCAAATAATTTTTGTAAGTCATTAGGTATTGATAGGTTCAAATATGTAGAAGCTGAATCATCTTTTGATCCTGAAAATGCACCTATTGTTTGCAATACAAAGTATAAATTAAATTATTATACAATGAAGTCAAATCTTCCAAAGATTGCGAAGCAGATAAAAGCGTTATGCGAGCACCATGGTAATGATAAAGGTATTATACATACACATAATAATACTATTACAAAGGAACTAACGAACACTTTATCAGGCAAGCGTTACTTGTTTAGAGAGCCTGGTGTTAAAAATGAAGACATACTTGAAACACATTATAACACAGACGACCCTACTGTCCTCATATCACCGTCTATGTCACACGGTGTTGATCTGAAAGGTGATCTAGCTCGGTTTCAAATTATAGTTAAGGCGCCGTTCTTACCAACTCGTGACGTGAGGATAGAGCGGTTAATGAAAGACGACTTTGACTGGTATCAAAATAAGATGCTATGTTCGTTAATACAATCCTGCGGCCGAGGTATCAGATCAAAGGATGATCACTGCATCACATATATCTTAGACGGTACCATAGCACACAATATTGTTAAAACCAAGCATAAACTACCAAAATACTTTATTGATCGGTTTGTCTAGATTAAATATATTCACTAGTGAAAAAGTACACATATAACTTTGAGATTAAAGATCTCCTAACACAATTTGTTGCCGCATTTGACGACACCGTCATTAAACGGTTTAATAACCAGCGTAGTGAGAGACAGAAGATTCAGGTCAGATACGTATTTGCTCCAAAGCAGCGCGTTATATATGATATCATAAATAAGGCACAAAACATAACTCTACCGGTTGTAACTATAGATCTTACTTCTGTTAGCTATGATAGCTCCCGCGCCTTCAATAAGGTTAATAAAATACACACATATCTAACAGAAGATAAAAGTGTCTCAATGCCGATGCCTACACCCATTAACTTAACAGTTAATATGTCTATTTTAGGTAAGTATATGCAAGACGTAGAGCAAATTATTACAAACTTTGCTCCTTATACAAACCCGTATATTATACTTGCGTGGAAAGAGCCATCAACTGTTGAGAATCCTATTGAAATTAGGACAGAAGTTTTATGGGATGAGAATATATCTATTAACTGCCCGACGGAGACTACATATAGTGATAAGTTTAGAATTGTAGCTGATACATCCTTTACTATAAAGGGTTGGCTGTTTAAAGGTGAAAACGTAGAAGACAGCCCAATTTACTTTATTGAGAATAACTTTATCGCGTTGGATTCTAACTGGAACTTACAGCAACCGGTCTCTGCTATAGATTATGAAAATTTCTATGATCAATTTAAGACCGGAGCAGACATTGATCTGTATGTCGATTCATTCCGTCTTTCAGGTACACCTGCTATTGATACTGTCTATTATAATAGTGAAGGTCGTTTGATTGAAGTTACGACTAATACACCGGTTAAGCTAAATAAGCAGACCAATATAAATAACTTTACAATTATAGGTGATAACTATAATCAGACAACAGCTGTCTTATTAAGCTCAGATAACTCTACTCTTATAAATAATTTTACAGCTTTTGACACAACATATACAGGCCCAGTAACAGGGTTTATTTTACCAACTGAGTATTATACTGTATTATCAAACAACACTCTTAATATAACAATGCCGGAGCTCTCAGCAGCTGGTAATATAGATATTATAATTAACAACCCTGCAGGTTGGACATCCACTAGAACAATAAGTGGGTTTTACATGATCGCAGAATAAATAAAGAAAAAATGGCTAGCACAACACCAAATTCCAATAGAACCGTTTTATCAAAAGACGGTCGGGCTTCTACATTCGGAAGAAGTCTCACACAATATATCCAAAACAGGTTACCTTATTCAAGTATAACGGGTGGTGATGATAGTCTAAATCCAAAATATAAGCACTTTCGTAAAACCG